ATCATCAATCGGTTGGTATTTAGATAAATATCAAACACCATCATCACCTTGGGTTGTGTCTGAATTAAGAGGTACTAAAACATTTAATTTATTTAAATTCTACACAATATCTGATGGTAATTCAGCAAATAGTGAGGTAAAAATATCGTTTATTAATATGTCGTTCAACAACAGAACGTTTGATGTTTTAGTTAGAGATTATTATGACGTTGATTCAAACCCTGTTGTGATTGAGAAATTTACGAACTGTTCAATGGATCCATCACAAAATAACTTTATTGCGAAAAAAATTGGTACATTAGATGGTGAATACCAGTTAAATTCAAAATATATTATGGTTGAAATGAACGAGGATGCACCAACTGACGCATTACCTTGTGGTTTTGATGGTTATGTATTTAGAGAATATGCTGATGTTAAACCACCATTCCCAATTTATAAAACAAAATATGATTTCCCAGGTGAAGTTGTCTATAACCCACCATTTGGTTTCTCAAGTGGAAATGATGACGCTGTAATTTCTGGTGGTGACAATGTTAGAAAAACATATTTAGGTTTTTCAAATAACGTTGGTTTTGACACTAGTTTCTTTGAATATAAAGGAAAAAGAAACCCAAATTCGTCTTGTGACTTAGAGGGTGGTGAATGGTCATACAAAACACGAGGATTCCATATGGATAAACTCGCAAGTGGTATAACAATTTCAAACGGATTTACAACAAGTGGATCTCCAAAATATTACGTTGGTGATGCAACATTTTCATCTGAACCAACAAGTCCTGAAAGTCCTTATTATAGATTGTTCTCTAGAAAATTCACAATCCTTGTTGGTGGTGGGTTTGATGGTTGGGACATCTATAGAGAATACAGAACTAATAGTGATAATTTTGTATTAGGTCGTTCAGGTTTCTTAAACGGTGCTTGTGTCTCTGATAGATATCCGAACGCTAAAGGTTGGGGTGCATTTAAACAAATCGCAATTGGTGACGGAACAGTAGATTACGCTAATACAGATTATTACGCGTACTTATTAGGTATTAGAACTTTTGCAAACCCTGAAGCAGTTAATATAAATGTATTTACATCACCAGGTATTGATTATGTAAACAATAGTGACCTAGTTGAAGCAACTATAGATATGGTTGAGAACGAAAGAGCGGATTCATTATATATTACAACAACACCAGATTACAATATGTTTGTTGCATCAACAACAGAAGGTGATAATTTTATTTACCCCCAAGAAGCGGTTGATAATTTAGAACAAACTGGAATTGATTCAAACTATACTGCAACATATTACCCTTGGGTGTTAACTAGAGATAGTGTTAATAACACACAAGTTTATATACCAGCAACGGCTGAGGTTACAAGAAACCTAGCATTAACTGATAATATCGCGTTCCCTTGGTTCGCGGCAGCTGGATATACTCGTGGTATTGTAAATTCTGTTAAGGCTCGTAAAAAGTTAACACAAGAAGATAGAGACGTTCTATATACTGGTAGACTTAATCCAATTGCAACATTCGCTGATGTGGGTACTGTAATTTGGGGTAATAAAACATTACAAGTTAGAGAATCAGCCCTTGATAGAATCAACGTTAGAAGATTGTTATTACAAGCACGTAAATTAATATCTGCGGTTTCTGTAAGGTTGTTATTTGACCAAAACGATGAACAAGTTAGACAAGACTTCTTAAACGCTGTAAATCCAATCTTGGATGCTATCAGAAGAGATAGAGGTTTATATGACTTTAGAGTTGAGGTATCAAGTGATACTGCCGATTTAGATAGAAATCAGTTGACGGGGAAGGTGTATATCAAACCGACTCGTGCGCTTGAATATATCGATATTACGTTCTATATCACACCAACTGGTGCGTCGTTTGACAACATTTAATAGATTAAAATAAAATGATGAGGTCCTCCAAATTTTTTGGGGGACTTTTTTTGTTTTAGACTTTTATGTAACTTTTTTTTAAAAAAATGTTGTTAGTTAAATAAAAAATTATAACTTTGTCAAGTAAAAATAGAATTATGATTAAAAAAATCTTAACAGAGATGGTAGACGACAAGTCAAACCCAATTATGAAATACTACGCATTTGATTGGGATGACAACCTTATGTTTATGCCAACAAAGATTTACCTTAAAGATAAAAATGGTAATAGTGTTGGTATGTCAACAGAGGACTTCGCCGAACACAGAACCGAAATTGGTGTGATACCGTTTAACTATAACAACATTACTATTGTTGACTTTGACGACAATCCATTCAGAGATTTTAAAGTCACAGGTGACAAAAACTTTTTACGTGATTCAATGGTCGCACAAACAGGTCCTGCTTGGTTTGATTTTGTGGAAGCAATTAATAATGGTTCTGTTTTTGCAATAATAACAGCAAGAGGTCATACACCAATAATATTAAAAGAAGCCGTTTATCGTTTAATTAAATTAAATAAACACGGTTTAAATTCTTCAAAACTTATTAGGAACTTAAAAAAATATAGAGAGTTGGCTGATGAGGTATTACTTTCTAATGATGAGTTGATTAGATCGTACTTAGACTTGTGTAGGTTTCACCCAGTGTCGTTTGGTGACGGTTCCGCAATAAATCCAGAACAAGGAAAGATTGACGCAATGGAGACCTTTGTTAGATACATTAAATTATTATCACATAGGTTACAGAAAAAAGCCTTTATGAAGAATAAAATTAGTAATTACTTCACACCAAATATTGGATTTTCAGATGACGATATTAGAAACGTAGAGAAAATGAAAACACATTTTGATAAAAAGAAAGATAATATATTACAAACATACTTAACTTCAGGTGGTAATAAGGTAAAGTATTAGTTATTATATATTAAATTAGTTTATATTAAAGTTATTAATTAATAGTTAAGTTATATTTTAGTTATTATTAAGTAAGTTATATTATATATATAATTTCAAAATAAGTTAAAGTAAATAGAAAAATTTTTATTTGCAAAAAATATTAACAAAACTATTTAAAAATTCATATTTCATTTTTATATTTTTAATAAAAAATTATGGAACAAGATTTAGTTACTCACGGTCAAATGGATTTTAATTTACCACACGATGTGGTACCATTACCGTCTGGTGGTATTTTTTATAAATCAAAAAAGAAAAATGTTAAAGTTGGTTATTTAACCGCATCAGACGAAAACATACTAGTCAATATTGATGGTGCCAAAACAATTAAAGAATCAATAATTATTCCGTTATTAAGAAATAAACTTTATGAACGAGAAATTAGACCTGAAGAATTGTTGGAAGGTGATGTTGAGGCGATACTATTGTTTTTGAGAAACACTTCTTTTGGTCCAGAATATAATATTATTGTTACAGATCCAAAAACAAGTAAACGTTTTGAGACATCAATTATGTTAGATGAGTTAAATATCGTTAAACCGGTATTCCAACCAGATGAAAATGGATTGTTTAGCGTCACACTACCAGTTTCAAACACACAAGTAAAACTAAAGTTATTAAGTTTAACAGACACAATGGAAATTGATAACATTGTTAATTTATACCCAACAGGATATAATGCGCCAATAGTTACAACGAGGTTGTCAAAAATGATTGTTGAGTTAAATGGTAGTACTGATGGTAATCAAATATCAACATTTGTACAAACAATGCCGATTAGAGACTCAAAATTCATCAGATCGTTTATGAAAGAAAATGAACCTAAATTAGATCTTAAAAAAACAGTAATAGCCCCGTCTGGAGAAAAAGTTGATGTTGAAATCAACTTTGGGGTGGAATTTTTTCGGCCTTTCTTCTAAGTACTCACAACATATGTTAGATGAATTTTTTTATTTATCTAAATCCTTACATATGCAATATAGTGAATTTTTAAAAGTCCCAACGTATGCTCGTAAGTATTTAATACAAAAAATGATTGACGACGCAAACCCAAATAAAATTGGTTAATAAAGTATTTATACAATAAAAACAATGGGTAAAAAAGACGGCGCCGCAAAACTATTTGGTAAAACCTGGGATTCATTAACTTCAGAGGAAAAAACTCGCGTTGAAGAAGTGTATGCCGGGGCGCTAAACGAGGGTAAAAAAAGTTCAAATACATCAACACCACCTAGTGGTGTGCTAAAAGGTCAAGGACCATTAGATTTTGAAGGTGTCCTTGTGGATCTTAAAAAAGGTGCGTCAGATGTAGGTACTTCTTTTATTTCTGTTAACGACAACGTTAACGAACTAATAAATAGTGCCCAACAATTTGGTAATCAAATGGGTATCGGCAGAGCAAGAGCCTCCGAACTCAGAACGACAATTGCTGATACCGTACCAGAGTTAATGAAACTTGGTTTTAACGAAGATGCGGCACTAGCTAATATCACAGCTATTCCTCAAGCACTTAAAACAAACACAATCCTTGCTAGTGAAACCATTGTGGAATTAGGTGCTACTGCTAAGTTTACAGGTGAAGATATCGGCACGTTAGTTACGGGTTTCCAAGGTGTTGGAGTTCAATTATCTGATGTTGGTAACGAGATGGCAGCTGTTGCTAATATCGCAAAAAGTGTTGGTGTTAATGTTAAAGAGGTTACTGGCGGTGTTGTTACAAATTTAAAAAACTTAAATCTTTTTAATTTCCAAAATGGTGTACAGGGATTAGCAAAAATGGTCGCTAGTTCTGCGATAATGGGTGTTAACATGGAAAGTGTGTTAAATAAAGCTGAAAAACTATTAAACCCTGAAAGTGCAATTGAATTTTCATCAGCATTACAACGACTTGGTGTTACATCTACGGAATTATTAGATCCATTAAACGCAATGGATTTGGCAATGAACAATCCTGAAAGATTGGGTAGTGAGATGACAAAAGTTGCTCAACAATTCACAAGATTAAAAGCGGATGGTACTGGATTTGAGATCTTACCAGGTGCTAAATTACAAATGCGTGAGGTTGCGGAAGCTATGGGAATGAGCGCTAGTGAACTTGCTAATATGGCGATTAAGTCATCTGATTTTGATATGAAATTAAAACAGATTAAATTCCCAAGTTTTGCGGCTAGTGAGGAAGATAAAACATTAATTGCCAATATGTCACAAATGAAAGACGGCAAAGGTGTTATACAATTGATGAATGATAAAACTGGTGAAATGGACTCCGTCGCAGTTGAAGATTTAACAGTGGACCAACTTAATGAATTACGAAAAGATCAAGCAAATCAAAATAAAACAGCAGAAGAATTAGCTGTAGACCAATTAACAGCGCTAGAAACTATTGTAGCAAACACCTCAGGTGGTGCTAAAGCTGTGGGTTATGGGGCTGCTAGTATACCAGCGATTCAAAGACTGGCAGATCTTAATTTAGGTACTCGTGAAGCGGTATCAAAAAATGTTATTGGAAAACAAAAGGCTAGTGGTATAAGAGAGGGTGGTCAAAAATTAGTGGGTGGTTTAGAACAGAATGTTGTAAAACTAGTAACAGAAGGATTAACACCAGAAACACTCGCAGAATTCGGTACTTCATTTAAAGATTTTTTCACAAATTTTCAAAACACATTGGTTGATATTGAAAAGGCAGGTTTAATCGCACTTAAAAAGACCGGAGTAGATACCGTTGAAAACGCACAAAAGACCTATGCTGGTTTTAGTGGTGTACCAGAAGTTAAACCTGGGGTTATGTCTAATAACATTGATCCTTCAATTTCTACAGGAAATTTAAACCAAATACAAACAAACAATGTTAACTTTGAAAATAGAACAACAGTTGATTTAACAAATTCTGATGGGTCATTAAAAAATTTAACGGAAGAGCAAAAAAATGAAATAGTAAAAATACTAAAGGATAAATTTGAAAACAGCCCAGAAATGAGAAGAATTATTTATGATGTTGTTACTAAATATAATCCTAATCAAAACTAGTAATCAAAAATAACATCATAAAAAAACAATAAAAATTGTATTTATTAATAAAATACAAGAATGGCCGAAAGCGTTTTATCATTTGTTAATTCATCAAGTTTTAGAAATCAATTAATTTCTAGAAACTTAAAACCATATTCGGTTCCAGGTACGTTTTCCGGACCAACAACAAACATTAATTATGAAACAAACTTAACTGTTAGTAGTGTTATTGACTCTCCTGACACGTTAATATCAACAAATAATTTTGCGAATACTTTATATCCATTAAATGAATTTGGACCTGAAGGTGGGTTTAATGGTAAATATTCGTTACCAGGTGCACCATATCCAGTAGATTCAAATTCGGGACCATACAACCCCAACGATACTAATCTTGATTTAATAAATGAATTTTTTATTGATGCGGCATATATCCAAAACATATATGGACCAGAAGGTGGGTATAGTGATTTAGTTGTGATAACAGACGTTGTAGGAAGTCCAAAACTATATAAACCATATTGGGATCCATCGTCATTCGTTACCTCAACATATAGCACATATGATTTAGTATTTAATAACAATCCTACAGGATCAAACGGACCATTATCACAAGATACATATTTAGCGAAGATTGGTGCGCAACAATTAAAAAGTGCGTTTGACGAGAGAATTGCCGAACAAGTTAGAAAAAACACAATCGGTCGTGTAAATTTGGATTCATTACAAGACCCGTTTAGTGCGTCATTGGTTGCAACAGGTAAAGAACCATTTATTGAAAAAAATTGGACAATCACACAACCAGAAAACCCAATTGCCGCAGCCGCGTCTTTTGCGTTAAGAATGTCTGGAACATATTTTCCTGTTTCAACAATTCCGGGTGATTATTTTAATGACACTAATATTCAATCACCACTACTTGAAAAAGCACTAAACGTTG